GGGCGGGTTTGCCGACCCCCCGGGCTCTTTTCGTCTCAGGTCCCACAAGCCGTTAGTCCACCAGGTCTTTAGCCCATCTCGAAGAGTAGGCTGGGTACAGGGCTGCCATCTTGGCTACAGCCCTGTGGCGTCGGGTGGGCAGGGCGGCGTAGTGCGCCGCACGGATGGACAGGCTGTCGTCGCCCGCTGGGGCGTGGACGAGGACCTCGAGTACGGTAATGGTCAGGACGAGAACGCTGAAGCTTGCCCAGATGACTAGTACGGTTTCCATGGCCCTTCTCTCCTAGCCGCTTTGCCGAGCGGCGTCGTGTACACAAGCAATATTGCTCGCATTTTGTGCGGGTGTCAAGAAAAAAAAGCACATGGTCGGAAAGCGCAACTGGCGCGGCAGCTTGCGAGCGCCGAGCGGCGATTAACGCAGTGCGGCTCCATTGAGCGCCATCCTGTAGTAGCGCGCAAATGGTCGGTCGGTCGGTCGCGGCGCCGAGCGGCGAGCGGCGAGCGGGCACCGAGCGAGCGCCGAGCGGCGGCGAGCGGCGCTACTTTCGCGCGGCGCGGCGAGCACGGACTGCGGCGTCGCGTGCTTCGACCTTCTGGCCGGTACGCGGTACGCCGATCCCGCGCCGTCGGTACTCCCTGGGAACGCCGCGGCCGAGCTCGGCAGCGAAGTCAGGCAGGTAGCGCAATATGAGCATGCGTATGAGTTGCGAGGCAGGAAGGCCAGTGGCCGCCACAGCTGCGTCTATGGCGGACCGCGTCGACAAATCACCCCAGAAGTTGATAATCATTCTCAAGATCGATCTTATCACAGGGGAGATATGGGGCAAAAAGGGACAACATTGCTACCAACTCCTTCCCCCGCAGGCCATTTCGGGGCCTCGTCGAAGCCCCCCGGGGGGTCGCCGAGGGGTGCTCGCGGCGCCAAAAACGGCGTCTGCGGCGCCGCGGTCGGTCTTACTGCGCCCGCTGCGGCGTGCAAAATTCCAGCAATTTCGGGCGTTTGTGCCGAGCGTTCCGACGGAATGTTCCGACCGAGGGTCGAAACTCCCCGCGGCCTGCTTCGTTCTGTCGCTGTGGCTTGCCCTGGCACGGGCCTTGCCTACCCCACGTCCCGGGTTTACGTCCCGGGTCCCATCCCCATCTAATCTTATCGCCCCGCACCCGATTCGATTCCCAAAAGTCAAAGCACCGCCTGCCCGTTCTCATCAGTCTTGTTTGTTCTCGGCATCCATGGCCGACGCCACAGCGACGATCGCGATATCCTGATGGCACTTCATGCACCTGAGCCGCAGCACTTTGCGGCCGAAGTCGTAGCAAGCTCCGAGGCCGGCGTCCTTGTGGCACGCCTGCACGATGCTTGCGACCGACACTTTACGTTCCTTGTCTGGGCCTGGCGTGTATGGCGGCCACTCTTTCTCAAAGGTCTCTTGGAAGAACATCCTCATCTCTCCGATCTGCCGCTGCCGCGGCCTCTTCAGTCCCCGCACATCTGCACAAAAACACAGGCCAGGAGCAAGCCAGCGGCGAGCCCGTTCATGAACGTCTCAAAGGCGGCGACAGAAAGGTCTCGGTGTTCGCTCATGGGCTCCTCCAGACCAGCGCGCAGATGAGCCACACGGCAAGGCATCCGATGATTCCTTTGCCCCCTACCCACACAGCCGCCTTGAGCGCGGCGGCGAGAATGAGCAGCCCAACGAGCGCTACGGCAACGAAGCCGAAGATGTTCTCGAGCGCTTCTTTCATCTCCCGAGCTCCTTCCGGTGTTGGAGCCAGAACACCTCGTTCGGGTGGACCAGAACGAAGCGGTGTCTGTGCATTTCGAGGGCGTAGACGAACCCGTCGCAAAACAGCATCGACCACCAGAAGTCGAACGCCAGGTTGACCATCCCGCCAGTTTGCCGCTACGGTAACCACATGTCACGACGCGACGAGGCGAAGAAGGCTTTCACGTTGGCATCGATGCGCTACATGGAGTGCTACGAGCGCGGCATTGAGGCGCAGGACGCTGCGGCAGCGGCCAGGCGCAAGGGCGAGCTCGAGCGCAGTCTGATCACGGAGTCGGAGGCGGCAGCTGCGAAGGCCGAGGAGTTGCTCGCTCTCGTCAGGATGCTGCTCTCTTACCGGGAGATAGACAGACTGCCTGTCGAAGAAGAAATTTCGCCTGCGTAAGAGAGAGAGCATGTAGCCTCAGGGGCCCACCGAAGCCTCGGCGGCTCGGGTGCGTGTCTCCCTCAGATCCGACCTCCTGTGCGGTCCGCGCTGAGGACCTTCACGGGGCCGGAGTTGACGCCTATGGAAGGACTTATGGAGGAAGTTTCACCGCGACCGGTCCTTAGTTGGACCTGTCGCTCAGGGGGGAGATCTAAGAGGGGGGGGTTTGGGACAGCGTGTCAAGCAAATTCGTGGCCGCAGTGCATCAATACGTGAATTCCTCGGACTTTTGGGAAGCTGCGGAAAGGGAAATAATCGTGCCAAAGCAAAGCGTGAAGACCGCGAAGGAACGCGGGTGGGGCCAGCCGCTCTATGTGTGGAGGATGCAGCGCGAGCTGACTCAGGATGAGGCCGCGATGAGAGCTGGGGTCAGCCGCGACTCGTGGGGCCGCTGGGAGACGGGCGTCATGTTGCCGAACTTGCGCCACTACAAGCGCCTCGTTCGGCTTGGTGTGCGGGTTTGATCCGCTCCGTCAGTCCGCCTTCTTCTCCGCATGCCTGATGACCGCCTCGAGGGGGCCGTAGTCGGGCTTCTTCTTCTTGCGCATCTTCACGTCCTCGAGCACCCGGTGCCCCGCCGCGCTCACCCTCTGCCGCAGCAGGTTCCACGCGCAGCAGTCGCAGTGCTGCCCCTTGGCGACGCTCCGGTCGGCACCCCTGCAGCAGTACATGCAGTTGCCCTCGGCCGTGACCGGCACGCCCACGAGGAGCAGCGCCGCGGCAGCCTCGGTGATCGAAAGAAGGTGCTCGGCCATCTCGGCGCTGCTCGGGCCCTTCCTGCTGTCATTCTGGTCGGTCACTTCACCACCTCCCGGGCTGCCTCGAGAACCGCCGCGCACGTTTCCTGCGTCTCTCCGTACCGTGCGGCATCGTGTACGCGCAGCGCATCGCGGAGCTTGGCGATCTTCTTGGACGCTGGCGCTCTGAATGCGTTGAATCCGATTGCCGCGGCCATCACCCCGACACCGAGACAGGCCATAAACATACCCGTTGCAACAAGCAACGACGCGACGTCTTGGACGCTGTTTAGCATTTCACCACCTCCCGCGCTGCTTCGAGTAGCGCAGCAATGGCATCGCGTGTAGAGTGCTCTGTATCAAGGCACTTACACGCGTAATCTGTCGCCATTCCACGATTGCGTGGCCATAGACAGTTATTGCCGTAACAGCCTTTACCGATATCAGCATTAAAAGCGCCGACAGCCTCGCGGAGCTTGGCGAGCTTCGTCTGATATTCTTCGCGTACGGCTTCTGTCCCGCTCACGTAGCCCTCGTCCCAGCGCGAATCGGCTCGCTGTTGTAGCCGCTTGATTTCTCCTGCCGCCTCTTCGACGGTTGCAATCGAAGCGATACGGCCCTCGTACTCGTTCACCATCCCGAGAGCGCGGCAGAGTTCGATGTATGACTCATCCATCTCACTTCACCTCCCCAAGCGCGCGGTCGAGCAGGACGGCGAGGTGCTCTCCGTCACCGGTTTGGTCTGTTGCCTGTCGCGATGCTCGCATCAGAGTCTCGAATTCGTTACTCTCTCGTTCGTCATGCGCTTCACTCTCAAGCCACACCGCCACCGCCGCACATAGTCGCTCGATGAGCTGGGCTCGTGCCTTCTCACCTTCACAATCACAGCGCAGAATCTCCCGTGATTCTGCGTCAAGCCGCGTGCCATCTCCGTTGCATTTCTGACACTGCTCGGTCATGGCTGCACCTCCCCAAGCGCGGCGTCGAGTAGAATGGCGAGGTGCTCACCGCCACCGTTCGTGTTGGTGGCTTCTCGTGCAGCGTTCCACAGTTCTGAGCATCCGCCGTAGGAGATCGAATGAGCCTCTTCGCTGAGCCACTCCGCCACCGCAGCGCAGAGCTTCTCGACGAGCTGCCTGCGCTCCAACTCACGCGACATTTTGAGTTTCGTGCTCATCCCCCACCAACCTTCACAACGATGTACTCGGCCGGTCCGCCGGCGAGCGTTCTGACCTGTTCCACTGAGAGCTCCTTGCCGCGCAGCTCGCGCGGTATATCGAGCGGAATCTCGACAACGCTCGCGGCGTGTGCGGCGAGATGCGTTGGAAGGTTTCCGATAACACGTTTGCCCTCGATTTCTGCCTTCGACGCGTGCTCGATCACCTTCGTATTGTCGTCGACGAGGCCTATCTCGCGCAGATAGAGAACGAGCGCTGAATGGCGTGTCACGACGACCGTGTCGCGTGCATGCATCTCGAGGTGCGTGTCCCGCTCTCGTGACTTCGCCTCCTTTTTTGCTGCGTAGAAGGCGGCGTAGAGGGCGACATCGGCAGCCTCTTCCCAGGCTCGGCTGCCTGTCGCATCCAGGAGTTCCTCCGCCTCGAGGATGATGCCACCGTAGAGATTGTCCATGTCCTCGTCCTTCCAGTGGCGCTTGTCCGCGTTGCGCTCGAGCGCCGCCTGCGCCGCCTGCGCGAGGCGGGCGACGATGGGGTGGACCGTGATGGGCACGTTCGTGCGCGCGTCGCGCGGGGACATTGGACTCATTGGGTCTCCGTTCAGTGGAGTTGTGTTGCCGTCTCGGTTACACTATACCGGCGCGGCCCACAACGCCAAACGGAGAGCCCATGTCTGAGAGCTTCTGGCGGGAACTGCTGTTGTTCGCCGTGTGTGCCTATGGCGGGATGTTGATGCACGGGTGCATTTCGTGAACGGCTCGTCCGAGTGGGAGACGCCGCGGTGGCTTTTCGAGCAGCTCGAGATCGAGCTCACGCGCAAGTTCAGCCTCGACGTGGCGGCGAACGCGACGAACGCGAAAACGGACCGGTGGATGGGGCGGGGCGGCAGAATGGAGCCCCACCCGTTACGACGCCATTGTGTCGGTGACGGCCTCGAGGACATGTGGCTTGGCGATGTGTGGTGCAACCCGCCATATGATGACATTTTGTCATGGGCACGCAAAGCGTTCGACGAGGTGCACGGGACCAAGCATTTGCAGAGCTTTGCAATGCTCGTCCCTGGACGCACCGAGACCGAGTGGTTCCGCATCCTTGCGGCATGTTCGTCGGAGATCCTGCTGCTGCACCCGCGTATCGCCTTCATTGATCCGGTGACGAAGCTCGCCGGCGGCTGTGACCGCTACGGCTCTGTGGTATTCTCGTGGCGATGCGGCGACCGCACGGGCGACCCGATCTACAGGCACGTACGGGCGACGGACCCAGCGCCGAAGCGGCGGCGTCAGTCCGACGACGAGTCGAAGGATTCCGAGCTCTGATCAGGAGGCGGGCGGAACAGGGAGACGAAGGCGACGTACGCGACCGTGGCAGCCGCCCCGATGGCGGCGAGTGTCAGCACTGCGGGCTCACCACCGTGCGTGGAAGCCCGTAGGACCTGCCCGGGCAGCGCGCCATGACCACGGCGCTGGCAGCTGCCTGGACGCGGTCGGCGAAGGACGCCTGGTCTGCACGCCAGCTGTAGGTTTCCTTGGGCTCGGCGTGGACGAGCTCGGTGGCAGGGAACCAGTACCAGCGCACGCCCGGCCCGCACTTCACGGGGCCGTCGGAGTGGCGCCCGCATTCCCGACACTCGACGTACTGGTGACCGTGGCAGGCGTCGCAGTCGGTGTCGACGGTGACGGCGCACAGTGGCCGCGGGCATGGGCGTTGGCCCTTGCCACTGCAGTCGATGCAGATCCGAAACATGGCTCAATCCTCGTGCATCGTGTCGCCCGGCTGCCTGGCCACCTGTCGTGCCATGCGTTGCCGGTACATACGGTTGGCGGCCTCGAGGGCGCGTCGGCGCTTCGTGAGTTCGGCCGACCGAGCGCTCGCACGGCGCCGCCACCACCGCCTGAGCCGCACCCATAACCACCGCACCATGTATGCACCCCTATACTAAAGTGGGGCCGCCTCTGCTGCTGGCCGCGAAGCCAGGAAAGGGGATGACTCCGCGTGAGGCGGCCCCACACGCAAGTTACCAGAGCGGCGACGGCTGAACAACCCCTCAAAAAACTCCCACTGCAGCGGGCCCCATGGTAGCCTGGTGGTCTCTCCGGTGTACGCCTGCCGGCGGGTCCACTCACTCGCAACCGCCGGCAGGCAAAAAACCCTGCAAAACCGGAAAGCTAGACTCGAAACCTAGAAACCGTGTAAGCTGTGCAAATGGCGAGCACGGTTGCCCTCGCGGTCTTCCCGCCGCTGCCCCCTGGTACGCCTGGTCGCGTGGTCTACGTTGCCGGGCTCGTGGACGAGGCGCGCGCCGAGCTCGTGCGCCGCGGGTATCGGCCGGTCGAGCTGATGACGATGCCCAGGGGCACCTGGGACGAGAACCGGGCCTATCTCCTCGCGAAGGCTCAGGCCATCGAAGAGCAGACGGTCGTCGCCGACGAAGAGGCACGCAAGCAACTCGAACTCGAGATGCGCGCCTATGGGCTGCTGCAGAAGCAGACGACGTCGATTCAGGTCTCGGTCGACTGTGACGCCGAAGACATTCGCTCCATGTTCGGCTGGGGGCCGTCCCGCCACACGCTCGCGCACAACTCGACGGCTGTCGTCGCGGCCAAACTGCATGAACCCGCTCCGGCGAAGGTGCCGAGGGAGAAGAAGTCATGAGCGAGTACTACCGTGTCTCGACGCGTCTGAAGCTGTCGGCGCTCGACGACTTCTCGGTGCTGAACCCGGGCCTGGATCTGCCTGATTTCGACGGCTCATACGACTACGTCGAAGTGAAGCGGGTGCTCGTCCCAGCCGCGACGTACCTCGACGTGACGCCCGGCGCGTCTATGACCAGCATGCGCGGCATCATCGTCTACAACCGCCACTCGACGGCCTACCTCAACCAGCGCGTCTACCAGTACGCGCCTATCTACACTGCGGGCGCGGGCAACATCACGTGGGTTGCAGAAGCGGGCACGACTCCCGCCCATGTCCTCGACGCGGGCAACGGCTTCGCTGACTTCGACTCGCGTGGCCGGTTCGACTACGGCCACTGGGTGACGGTCACTGGGGCGACGGCTGGAGCCAACAACACTCGGTTTCTAGTCCAGACGACAGGTGCGGGAGTGCTCTACTTCGCCAGCTCACCGCTTGTTGCTTCGTCGGGCACTCTCGTGGCTGGTGTGGATGCAGGCACGCCGAGCTTTCAATCGGAATACTACTCGCACTTCGTGATCCCTCCGGGTGGGCACTCGTACATCCCGGGGCCCCAGGCGGCTGGGACTGGCTATCACCGACACCTGAACATCGCGCTGTCGACCGTGACGTCGGGCTCGGCGGATGTACCCGCTGACGTGGTGGTGCTGGGGGCGTAGACATCGAGCCGAGGGACATCATACGCCACTGTCGCGAGATCGCGACCGAGGCCGGGAAGGATCCCGACCAGTTCGAGGCGAACCCGCTCGACTTCTTCGACCTCATCCGCGACATCATCAAGGAATGGCCACGAGGGAAGCTCGAGCGAATCCCATGGGCTCGAGATTTCGCCATCGGCCTGCGCAAGCTGCGTGATGATTTTGAGGCGGAGGTCCGCGCCGACCCGCTCCTACTCTACAAGCCGGCCCACCATGTCGCGCTCGAGTTTCATCAGAGCGCGGCGCGCATCCGCTACTACCGCGGCGGAAACCGTATCTCGAAGACCCAGGCGGGTCTCTGGGACAACTACGCGGTTATGACAGGCTGTCACCCGTGGCGGGCGAAGACGCCCATGCCATCGAGTGTCGCGGTCATCGGCGTGAACTTCTCGAAGTATGCTCCGACTGTCTTCGAGACGAAGTACGTGTACGGCGAGAACGGCAACCCGCTGTCCCCAGCGTTCCCGGAGGGCGGCAAATGGTTCAACCGCTACGACACGAAGAAGCACATCCTCTATATCGCGTGCCCGGAGTGCGCAGCTGCGAAAAAGGCGATGCAATGCAAGCACCCGCGGTCGAGCATCGTGTTGTTCTCCGACACCGAGGGGCCGGCGGTTCTCCAGGGCGGGCAGTACGCGCAGATTCAGTTCGACGAGCAGATTGACTACGCGTTTCTTGGCGAGGCGTTAAAGCGTCTCGAGACGGTCCCGAACAGCGGTCTCGTCGTGACCGAGACGCCGCTCAATGGCAAGGGCTGGTGGACGAACACAGTGCTCGCTCGCGACGCCGCGGCGGGCAAGAAGATCGAAGGCACAGGCCAGCCGCTCGTCTCGCTGCACACCATCGACCAGTTCGAGGCTGGGCTAACCCCGCACCACATCATCAAGGCGGACATGGAGCTCATGAGCCCCGCCGAGATCGAGGCGCGGGTGTACGGGCGGCCCGCCGCGTTCAACGAGATGGGGGTCTTCGACACGTGGGAGATCTCCGCGATGCTCGAGGAGGCGGTCGACCCGGTGCGCGGGGAGATCTACTTCGAGCAGGAGCGGGCGGCGACTGGCTCTCTGCCATCCGCGACGCTCATGCACGCGCTCAAGCCATCGATGCCGATGCTCTTCGACGAGAAGGCCGATGGCTCCTTACGCCTCTGGAAGCGACCAGAGCCCGGGCGGCAGTACGTCATCGGTGGCGATGTGGCGCAGGGCCTGACTCACCGCGATCCGTCGTGCGCGTCGGTACTCGAGCTCAGCCTCAGCAACCACGATGTCTGCTTCGAACTGGTCGCGCAGTTGCACGGCTGGATGAATCCGCGCCTCTACGCGGAAGACCTGATCAAACTGGCGATATGGTACAACGAGGCGCTCGTCGTGATCGAGCGCAACGGACCAGGAGCCGAGGCGATTCGGAGCATGGTCGAGTGGGGCTACTGGAATCTGTTCCAAGACATCTCCGATCCGGCGCAGTCGCAGTTCGGCATGGATCCGCTCTACGGCATCAACACCGACCGAGCGAGCAAACCGGTCATGGTGGCGAGTCTGCAGCAGACGGTCAAAGACAAGCGCAGCGGCCGGCGCATGATCACCATCCCGTGCCGTGACACTCTCGACGAGATGGGGTCGTTCGGTCAGGTTGTGACGCCATCTGGGAAGTCGATCACGTTCCAGGGCGCGCCAGGGATGGCGGACGACCGTGTGATCTCGCTCATGGTACCAGTCTACGCGGCGAAGGTGTTCGGTGTGTACGACGTCGCAGCTGATGCGCGAGCCGCACAGAAGAAGGCGATGGAAGCGCTAGCGCCGCACGAGCGCGCCATCTGGGACGACATCAGGCGTCGCGACAGCGAGATGGCACAGGAGGCTAGCCGTGCATGGTACTGAGATAGCGCTCATTGTCACAACGATGTCGAGCCTCGTGTTCGGCGTGCTCTTCGTGTGGCACGCACGCGGGGAGCGGGCGGCTGTTTCGAAGCTCGTCGACAGCGCGCTCGCACACATGGTCGCGCGCAACCCGCGCGAGGTTGCCGAGGCGGATTCCTTGCGCGCCTACGAGGCCGAGGCCGTCAGGCAGGCGCGGGAGGCGTTCGAGGAGCAGCGCAGACAGAAGCCACAACCACATGAGCCGAGAGAGGTGGCGAGAGCCATTGACGCCCGCGGCCAAGAGTTCCGCATCCTGGAGTGAGCCATGCCCAAGGTCGATTGGACGGACGAACTCGGCCTGCAGGGCGTTCTGCAGCGGCCGGCGCGCTTCGATGATCCTACGGCCGGCCTGATGGCGGTCACCAGTCGTCTCATGAGCGCGAGAGCCCGTGAGGAGGAGGAGCCGCAGTACTCCTCGTGGGGAGACATCGGCGACGGCAAGTACGACCCAGAGAATCCATATGGGCCCGGAGACGTGCAGCGCACGGCGCTGTTCGCCACCGAGGTCGCGACTACCAAACCAGACACGGACGTCGAGGATGTCGAAGACGCATCCGACGCGGACGAAGAGCAGGAGGGAGAGATGTTCGGAGCTCCGAAGTTTCAGCAGCGCGGACCGGCACGTGGTTTCGATTTCGGCGGTCGCGGTGGCTACGCGCCCGAGATGGATATGTCGAACCCCTACGACTTCTCTGGTGAGCAGGCTGTCGGCGACCCGTTCGGCACCATGGATTTCGGTGAGCAGGGGGGGGTGTCCGGGATGGAATATGGCGCACCGCCGATGGACTTCCAGGGGCAGGGTGGCGTGGGTGGCATGGAGTACGGGGCACGGCCGATGGACTTCCAGGGGCAGGGTGGCGTGGGTGGCATGGAGTACGGGGCACGGCCGATGGACTTTGGAGGCCAGGGGGATTACCCACAGAACATCGACACGCGGATGGGCCCAGAAGAACAGCGCATGCTGATGCTGCGTGCGATCAAGGCGAGGCTGAATTCGGACCGACCGACGGCCCGCTAAGACAATGGCCGAGAACAGGAAACAGCCCGATCCGATCGGCATCCTCGAGGGGCACGCGGTCAGTGACCCCTACACGCCGAGCCACGAAGAGCGGCAGCTCGTGGGCGAGCTCGAGGCCCGATTCACCGAGGCGAAGCGCGCCCGCGAGACGTGGGAGCGCGATGCGACCTTCTACCTGTCGTTCTTGCAGGGGAACCAGATCACCCTGCACAACCCAGTGTCTAACGAGGTGTTTCGTGCGACGGTTGTCAGCGACAACCGGAAACTACCATCCGTAGACAACATCTGCCGGGTGGCTGAGCGAGCCCTCACGGGCAAACTCACGCGGATCATCCCGAGTGCCACGGTGATGCCAGCCACGGAGGACGCGGCGGACCTACGCTCGGCAATGGTGGCCGATACGTTGCTGGCCTATCTGTACCGGAAAGAGGGTCTGCGGGTGAAATACCTGCGGGCGGCGAAGCAACTGAGCTGGGCAGGCACTGCAGTCTTTCAGGTCGTGTGGGATCCGAACGGAGGCAAGGCCATCTCGCTGTGCCGCACGTGCCAGTACCCGGGTGGTCCCGAGATGGTTGGCCACCCGTGCCCGCAGTGCGAGATGCAGAATGCGGCGGCGGCGATGCAGCAACCGCCGGCGCCAGGTCAGCCGCCCCAGCCACCGGCGGAAGCGCCGCTCATGGATCAGGCGAAGGAGGGCGACGTGCGGGTTATCCTGCACGATCCGCGCGACTTCTTCCCGGAGCCAGGGGCGGCCGACTTCAGCGAGATGCGCTACGCCATCGTGCGTAAGCCACTGCCGGTGTCGGAAGTGCGCGCGATGTTCCCCGAGCACGCCGAGCACATTCGGTCGGAGCAGGGCATCTACACGGACTCAGCGTCGTCGTACTACGCCACGGGAAACTACGGCTCCGGCGAGACGCGATACCTGCACGACTACTGCTACCTCTATGAGTACCACGAGAAGCCCACGCTCGAGTGGCCGCGCGGCCGGACCATCTGGATGGCGAACTCTATCGTGCTGCGGCAGATGGACTCGCTGTACTGGATGTTCGACCGCCTGCCGTTCTTTGGCATGTGGTTCACGAAGGACGAAGGAGAGTTCTGGGGGTCGCCGCCACTGGCTCACGCGTGGCAAGTGCAGCGCGAGCGAAACAAGCTCCTAAGCCAACTGAGAGCTCAGCGCGAACTGACGCTGAATCCCCAGAAGCTAGTGCCGATGCAGTCGCGCATCAGCGCGAGCGAGTGGGATGATCAGCCGGGGCGGCACATTTCGTACAACCCGATGGGCGGGAAGCCGGGGTACCTCGAGGTGCCGCAGTTCCCGAACTACGTCTACTCCGAGCTCGACCGCATGCGCTCGGCCATCACCGAGAAATTCGCGGTGACGGACCAGGAGCTCGGACAGACGCAGGGCGACCCATCGGGCCGTTACGCCGCCATCCTCGAAGCGCAGTCGAGCGAGTCGATCTCACCGGTCGTAGTGGAGAACAACGCCGAGTGGATGGCGATGTTGAAGGCCTGCCTGCAACTGGCGCTCGCCTACTACCCTGATGACAGATTCTGGTCGGTGACCGGCCGTGACCGCGTGATGGTGCGCGGCATCCGAGACATGAATCTGTCGCCGGGGTGGGACGTCGAGCTGGCGGAAGAGGACTCGCTGTCGAAGAACCCGGCGCTGCGTCTCCAGCAGGCCTCGAATCTCCTCAGCCTCGGAGTTTTCAACGACCCGCAGACTGGCGTCGCCGACATGCGCCTCTTCAAACGCGTCGCCGGATTGAAGTTGCCGGGGGTGGGGCCAGATCTACTCGGTGCCGAGCATGCCTATGCGGCGTCGATTCCAGACCGGATCCAGAACGGGGAACCGTTCACGCCGCGCCCGTGGGACGACGCCCGCATTGTCGCCGAGGAGCTCACTGGCTGGTTGCGCGGCGAGGGGCGCAACGCCCCCGAAGAGATTGTGCAGGCCGTCGGCGCTGTGTGGGTGGCCTACGCGAGCGCAGTCGCGGCGACGGCCATGCCGTCTGATAGCACGCTCGTGCCGAACACAGTGGACCCCGCCGCCTCCGCTGGACAGCAGCCGCAGCAACAACCGGGCCAGCAAGGACAGCAACAGGGTGGCCAGACTCCGACCCAGGCGGCATCACCGGAGTCGGACCAAGTGGCGCAAAGCGCAGACAAAACAGCCGAGTCCCAGGCGAGACTTCAGACCGCACATGAGGGATGAGGTCTCAATTCCTGGAAAACATTGACAACTCGGTAAACCCCTGAGACACTATCCCCGTCGCGGTGCCTGACCCCGCCGAGTCGCGCCGTTAGCGCTGATGGGGCGATGCGCCGCACTACACGGGTGGCGCTCGTCACGCGCCGGGGGACCTATGGCAGCAGCGGCATCCGCGGCGTCGTCCGCGGGACAGACGTCCACACCGAGCCCGTCACAGCAGACTGGCGAGGGTGGGCAGCAGCAGGGTCGTGCGACCCCGCGCAGTGAGGGCTCGCTCGGGCGACGCGCCATGATGGCCGTCGATTCCGGGGAGGTCCCCGCTGGAGCGGCAGGCGGCGCGGCCGGCAAGACCGCTGGGCCTATCGCAGCAGGAGGGGCGGCGAATCCGTTCGCAGACAGCGATCCGTTTGCGATTCCTGCTGATGAATCAGACAGCTACCAGCTCGGATCTGAGACGGAGCGGCAACCTGGTGATCCTGAAGGGGAGCAGGAGCAGCAGGACGAGAGCCGATCTCAGAAGCGCATTCGAGGTCTCATCGACAACCTCAAGCGCGCGACTGAGGTCGCCCGGACTAGCCAGGCGCAACTGCAGCAGTTTCAGGCCTGGTCGCGACAGGCGACGCAACAGCACGAGCAGTTGCGCGCGGCCTATCATCAGCAGCAGGTTGCCCTCGCACGCATGCAGGAGCGGCTTGCTGCGATTCCGCGTCAGCCGGGAGCCGAAGAGGATCCGGTTGAAAAGTTCAAGCGTGATGTGCTGGGCGAAAGCGTCCAGCGCGCGCGCCAGGAACTCTCGCCGCAGATGCAGCAGGCTCTCCAGGAGGTCCAGGCCATCAAGGATGGCCTCCGGCAACAGCAGCTGCAGGCTCAGCGACTCCAGACCGAGCAGAAATACAACCAGGACGCCGACGGGGCGCTCGCGCGCCACCTCGCCCCGTACATGACCGAGGAGGGCGCGAAGAAGCACGCGAACCGACTCGGAGCATACGTCCTACAAGAGGCGATGCTGACGAACACGGACGCCGATTCAGCGGCGCGGTCAGTGCGCAATTTCATCTTCGAGGTGGCCCGCGATGTGATGGCGCGTCGGTCGGCGACGACCGGTGCGCGCGTGGCCGCAGGGCAACAAGTGCCGCCGCCAGCCCCTCGTGGGCGAGCGGACGCGAAGTCCGCGGAATGGCCCGCGTACTCCGCGCTGCGGAAGGCTGGATTTAAAAACTACGTCGAGTGGCAGATGCAGGGATCTCCCAAGCTCACGTAGGCGAGGCGACAATGCCAGGCGTGACCGTAGAGAATTTCGGCGCGGACTTTACGAAGTACCTCCCGGGCGTCCGCAAGACGCTGAACGAGGAGATGAACGCCCGGAAGATGACGACCGGGAAGCTGAAGTGGCAGGGAACCAACCTCGAGTTTCGCGTGCATGTCAGCCGGAACCCGGCGGTCGGCAACATCGAGGACGGCGGGAATTTCCCGGTGGCCGGCAAGCAGGGATACGTACCTGCAAAGGCTTACCGGAAATTCATGGTTGGCTCGGTTCAGCTGACTGACGGAGCTTTGGCGAACGCCGCGACCACGGAGAACGCGGCGATTTCCGTCACCGAGTCGGAGCTCACTGGCCTCATCATGGGCCTCAAGAAGTACGCCAACGGCATGTGGACGCGTGACGGGACGGGCATCGTCGCGACGCTCGGCGCGACGGTATCGGGCTCGACGGTGAGCGTGTCGGACGCTCGCATGCTGTGGGACGGCAAGGACTTCGAGATCCGCGACGCGGCGACCCCCACCACCATTCACACGAACTTTACGGTCTCGCGCACCGCGCGCGCATTCAACGCCTCGAATGAGGCGGTGGTGACGACGGCCGCGAGTGTCTCGTCGGTCGGCCAGGCGCAAGGTGACTACGTCGTGTGGGGCACGGGCGCAAACTCGTCCTATGGCCGCGCGATCACTGGTCTCGACGCGCTCATCGACGACGCGGCAACCACCTTCCAGAACGTGAACTGCGCGACCTACCCGCGGTACACCTCGCCGGTGTTGTCGAACTCGGGGACGGCCCGGGCGCTGACGCCTTCGCTGTTCCGGCAGATGCTGTCGATGCTCCGCCAGGAGACCGGTGAGTCGCCGGGTGGCATTACGGTCCTGACGAACATCTTCGAGGCGATCAACGTCGAGGAGCTCTACGAGGGCGAGCTGCGCATCACGCCCGACACCACGGTGGCGGGCGTCGCTGTGGCGAGCTTCCAGAGCACCCTCGGCCGAATCAACATCGCGACCGACCCCGACTTCCCCTACGGGAAGATGATGTTCCTCGCTCCCGAGGAGATCACCTACGCGGTGCAGGCCGAGCTCGACTGGCGCCGAGACGCAGCGGGCCAGCCCGTGCTCAAGCGGTCCGACACGTTCGCTGGCTTCACGGGCACGGCCATCGAGATTGGTGAGCTCGTGATCGAACAGCGCAACAAGTGCGGCAAGATCGAGGATCTCGCCGAGACGAAGTCCACCGCCTACTAAGCGACTCTCTCCATGGATGGAGGAGGAGGAGAGATATGGCACGAGGAATGCCGCCGAGAGCTCTAGGCCCGCTGGTCGCAGAGCACGGTCAGGTATCAGGACTCGCGGGTGTGCCGTTTGTGCTCAGACTGGTGACCGCATCGGGGACGGCGACCTACAGCTTTTTCAATGGGTCCTGCCCGCGCGGTCTGCGTGTGCTCGACTTCTGGTGCTACGCCGCGGCAGCGGGCGGGGCAGCTGATACGGTCACCCTGAAGAACGGGTCGAACAACATCAGCAACGCCCTCGATCTGAACGTCGCGGACAACACCCGAGTGGCGACCACCACTCTCGACGACGCGTATATCGACGTCGAGAAGAACGGCACGCTCTCGATTTCAACAGCAAGCGACGCGGTGGCACGGGCGCACGTGCTCTGCGTTTGGAAGGACTAATCCCATGGCACAGAGGAAACGTGTAGCGGTTGACTTCCGGCAGGTCGGCGACCCTGTCATGCTGAAGGGCGGCGGCGTCGCCGTCGCAGACGGTCTCGACACCACGACCTCGATTTTCCATCTCAAGGGACATCCGTTCGAGATCTACTACGGCGCCGCGAACAGCGACATCGTTTTCACGTCAAACGCCGGTGGCCTCGTCATTCCGAATGACAACACCGACAACGAAGGCATCGAGATGACCAACGGCATCACAGCCGCTGCGTGTCCGGTCGCCTTCACGGTCGGTACCGATGCCGCGTTCTTTTTCTCGCTCACGTTCACGATCCCAGACGTGAGCGATTACGACGTGTGCATGGTCGGCTTCCGCGCGGTCGAGGCCTATCAGGCCATCGCGAACATCGACACACCGGCAGAGACCATCACGCGCTACACTGACGTGGCCGGGTTCAACGTCAATGCTGGCGACATCTACTCGATGACCCGCGACAACAGCGGTACGGGTACCCTCACAGACACGACCGACAACTGGACCGACGGGCAAACCAAGACCCTCACGATCAAGGTCAGCGCGGCCGGCGTGACGACGCTGCTCATCGACGGCGTCGCCCCGACGGTCGACACCAACAGCATCACCCTCGACGCCGGCAAGGTCGTGGTGCCGTTCTTCCGCCCCACGAAGGGCGGGACTGCATCCGACACGCCGCCTATCGTTCGCAAGTGGGTCTGCTCGTACCAGTGAGCGAGACACGGAGGAGATGAGACATGGCAGCGACTGTGAATCTGAAGAAGTCCGTGCTCGCGGTGCCGTTCGGCCTCTACGAGTGGACGCTTTCGAGCCTGACGTCGGACGCCCTTGAGGCCCTCGTCTACGGCGACTACACCGAGCAGACGCCGGACTGGGTCGACTTCTGCGTGACCACGCAGGCTGACGACCACAGCGACATCTCGCTCGACTGGGTGTCGACGACGGCGAGCTCGAGCACGATCAACGTGCGCCTGAAGGCCGAGAATGGCGGGGACCTCACCGGCGCAGTGGTGAAGGTCAGGGCGTGGTTCTACGCAATGGGCCAGGGTGGGATCGGCTGATGATTGCCCCAGAGTGGGTCTGCCGTGAGCTCGAGCGGGTGTGCCCGCGTGTCCGGCTCGGATGGGCCGGCCGCGAGCGCACCTCGCCGGAGCAATCGCTCAACCAGGGTAGCTTTATGCTGCTCGAGCTGGTGCGGGTGCGTGTCGCAGACAGGACGTTCCGCACGCCCTGGGGCGACCGTGGGCCGGTCTATGGGTCGGACTACGACAGGCTCACGCAGGTCCCTCTGATGATCTACGACGTCAGCCCCGAGGATGTCTTCTCGGGGCGCGTCGTGGTTCTGCTCAGGCGGTGGCTGCTCCCAATCAACCAGCGCATCGCGGAGCAGCAGCTGGAGCGGGAGCGCGCCCTGCGCTCGCGCATCAAGGACATCGCGGGCGACATGGGCAGCCATCTCTATCGGCAGGCACAGAAGAGTTGGGAGGGGGGCGACATCAGGCAGGCGCGGAAGTTTGAAACGCCCGAGGATCGCGCTCGCCTGAATGGTGACTGGGAGGCGTCTGTGCCGGCGCCGCAGACGACGCCAGTGGCGCCTGTGGCGGTCCTATGAAGACATGGACGCTCGAGCGGCTCATCGACGGCACGAAGCGCATCGTGAACCAGGTCGACGGTCTGACGGACCAGGCGTTTACCGGTCCGGCTGGTGACCTCGACCTCTACTTCCGCGACGCGCTCAACGAGGCCTACGACGACGAGGTGGAGGAATCGAAGCAGAACGGCGACCCGCGGTGGTTCCTCGCAGAACTGCAGGCCACGTGGTCATCCGGCGTTTCGACCTTCACGCTGCCTGCGCTCGTGCGTGGCACGCGCATCGAGCGCATCGCAGACATCACCTCGAGCTACCCCGGCCAGGAACTCTGGGTCGGCGACAATCCACAGCGGGCTCAAATCCACTGGCGCGACAGGGACACGCTCTGGTGGGGCTCGAGCGGCCCGGGTAGCGACCGCACCATTCTGCTGACGTACTGCTCTGACCCGGAGACGCTCGAGGACCCCGACGACGAGCCCATGCTCATTGCGAACAAATTCCGCCACCTTCTCATGTGGGCGGCGGCGATGATTCTCGTGACGATGGCGGACCAGGAGGCCCCGAGCGAGTGGCGGCGGCGACGCGACGACATCCGTGACCGATGGCAGAAGTTCCTGATGATGGGGCGTCCGACGCAGACAGGCTTCGTCGGGGTGCGCCTCACCGATGACCTCTACCCCTGAGTGGCTAGGGAGATACGAGCACAGCTATGGCCCACACTCCGATGCTGACGACCATACAGAATCTGACAGATGTCGCCCAGAAGGTCATCTGGGACGACAGAATAGAGGTATTGCAGCCATACTCCACGCGCGAGGTCTCTCGCGGTCTGGCCATGGCGTTCATCGAGCGCCGGGCCGGGTACGTGGTGGAGTACGTCCCTGCTGTCGTGCCGTCGCCAGTTGAGGGTGACGCTCGCGTGTGGATTGCGAACGCCACGGGCAACCCGTTTCTGCCGAAAAAGCTCTTCGATAAGGTCGTGCGCAAGGGCGTCGAGACGATCATAGAGCTCGACAACCCGCTCTGCACCCCGGTCGCCATCACGCACATGATGTCGCAGAGTCAGATCGTGCAGCCGGCCCCCAGGGATCCGAACTCGATGGAGTCGGTTAACCTGCCGCGGCTGCCTGTGCGGATCCCACCGTTCCAGCGGATCATGGTCGGGCAGACCGTCGCGAACTGGCTGATTCGTCGGGACCAGCAGCAGGCGCGGCATCACATCGGAAAGCTCGTCACGTGTGACCAGCCAGCGGACTACGAGCCGAACGACACGTGGCCGCTCGATGAGATTCGCGAGTACGCCTGCTTCATCGATGATGTGAAGTTCCGTCGTGACCACTCGGAGTGGGGAGACGTACTCGGGCCCGCCGAGAACGAGCTCAATGGCGAAGCAGCGGTGCTCGACGCAAAGATCACCCTACTACACAAGTTGTTTTTCACGCTGATCGACCGTCGCTTCGCCAAGCCAAGCCGCGGCGACATGAAGACCTGGCTAGCCGCTCGGGCCCGGCTGTCCGCTGCAGCTGCAGAGTCGCGAACAGCGGCAGCGAGGGCTGCAGTGAAGACGTCGGGGTCGGGGCGCGACGCTCACATCTGATGGAGGTGGCTCGGACATGGCACAGAGGGTCGTGCAGCGCACCACCGGTGCCATGGGCATCAACGAGAACAGCCGTTCCCACCATCCCAACGAACTCGCAGACGCTCTGGATGTCTACGCGCCAAACGGCGTAGTCGTAAGTCGCCCTTCGTACGCCCCTCTGACAGCGAGGATGGATTCAGGACAGATAGAGGTACCTGGAGACCACTATCACCAAACGGGCACACTGATTCACGAAAACACAGCCGTTGTCCCTTCCGTGTTCACTGTCGTGCCGGACGGATTTGGGAATTGCCCGGCCACAGCAGTCAACGATAGGTGGTATTTTGTTCTTGGCCCCGTGTCCGATCCTGTCAATACGATGGCAGCGGCGATAACTGTCGAGCAGATCTTTACCGGTAGCAATGTCGAGGTAAACGATCTGTATCCGGTGTTCTCCGTCTGGAATGGTGCGTACTGGTCGGAGATCTTTGGCTATGTTGCCATTGCAGACTACCGCCAGAATTCCTCGAGCGACTTCTACATTCGCGTCCCCGGGTTCCTGAACGCTGTCGCGGCCGATCCGACGACGGCCTGGGGAACGACCGACTGCGTGTTTATTGTGCACATTCCTTCCATGGCACAAGAAACAACAGTGTCTGGTGTGTCTGGATTGTGTGTGCGAGTTGAATGGCGCCAGAAGAACGCCCCCGGCGGCTCTATATCCGCGTGCACATCTACTGGTGTCGTGACGGTATCGCGGCCTATGGGCCGAGACGCGTCCAATTTGATGACCGGCCACCTGGCGCACGTGGCCAAGGTTTCTGTTGCGGCAGGGCGCATGTATCTGACGTTCAGATCTGTCGAGCAGTCGGCCAACCCTGACATGCTGATCAGTGTGGCCCCTCGGCTCGATAGTCCATATCCGCTGGCAGCTGCCGGGATGACAGCAACACGCTTTTACGTCATCCCGCCTCGGCGCCCGATGTCTGTGGCGGTGGTGCCTGATACTGGGGATTGCTACGTGGCCGATAGTGGCACGTTTTACCGCTATCGTTACGCGACGATGGAGAAGTGGGGCGGATATCCTCCAGTCGGTTACGGGTTCGTTGACGACTCTTGCCCTGTCGAATCGTCATCCGGTCTGGTAGGGCCAGGAGCGAGATACAGCACGCAGTACATCGCGCAGCGGACAGAGTTCCCGCGCGCGAACATCGTCGCCTATTGGGGCAATAGATTGTGGGCTGCTGATGAGACGTCGGTCTACTGGACGCCGCCATCGCCGGCGCACAATATCTGGCCGCTACTCTCGGTCGAGCCAGTTACTGATGGTTCCGAGACCATTACGGCCATGGCTCCATACGGCTCATCGATGGTCGTGTTCACAGAATCCAGCATCTACACCGTGACTCCGGTCGGTGAGGATTCTTTCGGGCTGCTTACTGTGGCCATTCGTAAGGTTGTTACCGGCGTCGGGTGTGTTGCTCCGAATTCCGTGTCCATGGTGGACGGTCGTCTGGTGTTTCTGGGTGAGGAGTCCCTCTACGCGTTCGATGGCTCCAGCGCTGTTGTCGACCTGACTGTCGGTGAAGGGGGGCGAAGGCTTCCTGGGTTCTTCCAGTCTATTGTCAGGTCGCGTCGCGGCAGAGCGGCTGGTGTGTACTGGCGCAAGCGTGGCCTCTATCTGCTGAGTGTCGAGACCGCGTTAGACAGCAACGACAACGAACCAGCTCTCGGTCATGTGCTTGTGTGGGATGCCAAGAACAACACATTCTGGAAATGGAGACTACCGGCCCCGACGTGTTGGCTGCTCGATAACGAAAACGAAGAAAACGAGCGCCTGTGTTTTGGCACCTATGGTCCATGGATCTATGAACTCGGACCCGAGACGGATGCGATGGAGATCTACGGCGCAGCACGGTCGCCAACAGTTGTTACGCATCAGTTTGGTGATGCTACGCCGCGGTACAAGGCTTTCCGCCAGGTCAGTCTTACTGTGCCATCAGGATGCACAGCTGTCGCTGTGGAGGGTAGGAATAACGCGGAAGAGTCCGAGGCGGCGTTCGCTGCAACCGTGTCTTTCGATGACCCGTTCGATGCCACGTGGCCAGCCGATGACGGCGTGGACAAGTGGGGAACGAGCAGACAGCGGGCCAGGCAGATTGGAATAAGGCTGACCGCCACAGGCATGTCGGTCAAGGTGACGGCACCGAGCAATTGGTCGAATGGCGTTGCTGCTAACGCAAAGTTTGAGCTCGGGTACATCGAGACAGAGTTCGCTGAGCTGAAACGCTGATGTCTGGGAGAACCTACATACCTGGTGCGTCGGTCGGCTACGTCGGCCGTGATGCGTCTGTGTCACAGGCAGACTCGGACAGGGTTAGCTCTCTATCCCGTCTGGCTGATAGGCACGTCGTTTTGTCTACTGTCGGATCTGAATTCCTCGGTGGGTCTTCGACGACAGCATCTCCAGTGGCATTTGGTGGTCTGGTGCGGCTGGCGTTCCTCGGCCAGGTCACTGATTCTATGCGGTGCGCATTTGCTCTGGCGTACATGGGCGGTGCTGGCGGTGTGCTCGAAACACGCCTCTACACGAAGCGGACCGGTACGGACCCAAGGTTGATTGCTGTCTCGGGTACGCTGGCAGAGTTTTCCTCCGGCGCCCTTGGGCGCCAACGCGTGAATCTGGCGACCGCCGGCGCGATAGGGCCGGGGTCTCTGGTGTATGTCGGGTGTCGTTTGCGGACAGATCCGTATGCTGGCACCATCGGTGTCATCACGGGGCACTCGATGCTTGGTGGCGTCTACGCCACATCAGCGGCAGCGACCTCGCTGCGGGACGAATATTCTCTCATCGATGGCTCTGTTGCTGCGGTTGCCGCGGCGGTCGCGATACCAGAGGTCGCCTACTGCTCGGCGGCCCTCGAGGTGTTCTGATGGCGATTCAGTTGCCGTATCCGGTGTTGTCGAACCCGATCAGCAAGTCGGAGATCGAGGCAAACCAGGCGGCCCTGGTGGCGAAACTCGGCGCAGTGACATCATCGGACCTGGACGCTACCGCAGGACTTCTATCGACTCAACTCGCTGCGCCATACCAAGAGATGTGGGTTAGATTGCAGGCGCGCGGTACTTGGCCAGGTGGCAATGCTATTCTGGATAGTTTCGTTCTTCCGAACGATGCGCCACCGGCGTCGAGCCTTTGGTATGTGGACTACATCATGTGGGTTTGTACTGATATCGGAGATGGAGCTGGAACGTTCGATATCCAGTACGGTGCGTACAATGGGCTTGGTATTTGGACATCCGCAGCTACCATCGCCACGGCCACGACGATCAGTGGCGCGCCGGCCAATACGGGGTTCCAGGGCAACGTCGTGCCTAACGTCGGGACCGTGACTCCGACGAATCCGTTTTCGAGTTTTGCCCTGCGCTCAACGAACGCCGGCGTCGGGGTTTTGAGCGGCGCGCAGGATACCCTTACTGTCGTGATCAACCTTCGCCGCTATCTGACCGCGCGATGATGGAGGGCTTTTATGTCTAGCATCTATGGAACCGGACGCGCGGCACCATCCCAGTCTCAATACATGGCAGACGAGGAGGAGCGGCGAAGACGCGCTCTCGGTGTTGTGGGCATTCCGGTGCAGTCTGTACCGCAACAGCAGGGAAGCTCCAACAGCGCACAGCGAGGTCAGTCTGCAGCGAACGCAGCGTCGCAGTACAACCCGCCGAACACATCGATCCAGACCCGCGCGACCGGGTCGTCGCAGGGGTCGCACGCACCGGCCGTCGGGGTCGGAGCTAAGACTGGCCAAACGGCGAAACAGCCTGTGATGATTCAGACGCAGACGCAGCAAGACGCAATGAATCGCCTGCGCGCGGCAGCGTCTGCGGCGCAGCAGCCCGTAAACACCCAGGCCGCCGCACCCCTGCCGCCGCCGCAGCCCGTGAGCACCCAGGCCGCCGCACCCCTGCCGCCGCCGCCATCCTCGACGCCTACCGCGACGCCTGTGGCTGGTCCTCCCGACCACAGCCGGGACGTCGACCCGAATCCGGGCGGTGCGGGCTGGGCGCCTGACCGAGCTCCAGAGTGGGATCACGGCACCTCCATTATGCCGACGGGACCGACGCGCGAGGACCCGCGCGAGGACCCTATGATCGGCGGTCCTCCAAGCAGTGGCCTTTATGGCCAGCCACTGCCGGGTGCTCCAGCCACCACGCCGTTGCCGACACCGGAAGAGATGCCGACAGATGCGTCGCCTGGTGCACTGACGATGGGGGACAGTGGCGGCGGCGCCAGCGCTGCCGACGGGCGCAGGTGGGCCGACATGGCCGGCGCAGCAGCGAGACGGTACGGAGCTCAGCGCATCTCCGCCGACCAGTACGGGGCCCTTGGTTCTGCCGGCACGATGGGTGCCGCTGAGTCGCCGTCGAACTCGTGGATGGACTGGGCCGGATACGATCAGCAGTACTCGCCAGAGTATCGGCCTGGCGATGAATACGGGATGTTCAACGAGCGCTACCAAGACCCCGGCTCTCCGTTCGGCGCATACGGCGGCGGGTCAGAATGGCGCCGGGCATACTCCGGGCTGCAGAATCAAAACTGGAACCCACGCGGCGACGCGAGCTGGCAGGGTGATTACCAGCAGGCGATGGGGCAGGGCTTCGATACTGGCGCGGCCAACGCCCAGACGCGGTCCGACTATGAGCGCGCCCTTGGGCTCGGTGCTGGAGCACCAGCAGACACCTCATGGCGCGCTGATTACCAGGGCGCCATCAGCCAGGGCTACACACCCCAGAGCGGGTCGAGCTGGCGCAACGACATCAACGCGGCGGCGGCGCAGAACTTCGCTGGCGCGGCTGACTCCAGTTGGCAGCAGCGCGCGAATCAGGCGCTAGCGATGGGCGGACCGGCAGAGGCGTCGGGCGCGTGGCGTGGCCGCATGGACGAGGCTCTCACGGCGCAGGACCAGGGTTTACAGGCGGCGCTCGACAGCGCGATGGCGGATGAGGCTCGAGCCGGGCGCATGGCCGCCGAGCAGAACGCGGCGATGGGGCGCGGCGCTGGCGGCGGCCTCGCTGGCCTGCAGGCCCAGGTGGCCCTCGGCGGGCAGGAAATGAGACGGCGGGCGCTGCAGGATTACGCAGCCCAGCGGGCCGGCCTGCTGCAATCCTACGGCGGCATGGAGCAGTCGGCGGGCGAAGCGCAGGCGGGCCGTGGCACTGCATGGGAAGAGGGCCGCCGGCAGGGGATGCTCGGCGTCGCAGGGCAAGAGCAGCAGGGCGCGGAGGCAGCGCGCGCGAGAGAGTACGGCTGGGAGCAGGGGCGCAGGGGGCTCTCGAGCGAGGCAGCGGCGAATCAGCTCAGCGCAGATGAGGCGGCGAAGGCCCGCGAGCTCGAGTACGGCATGCAGGGCCGCGAGCTCGGCGCCGAGATGGGCGCTGGGGCGCGCGCGTCCGCAGATGCCGCGGCAGCTCGGGCGCAGGATTGGGCCGGCGGCCAGCGCGACATTTTGAGCGAGATGGCAGGGACCGAGCAGGACCGCACCGAGCGCGAGCGTGACCGGGCGCTCGAGTGGGCGATGCGTGGCCGTGACATCGGGGTCGAGATGGGCGGTCAGAAACTCGCAGCATCCCAGGAAGAGGCACGACGCGGGCAGGAGTGGGACGAGCAGAGCCGCGCTCTTGGCGCCGCAGCTGCGGACCGCATGGCGCAGGAGTCTGAGGCGGACAAAGGTCGGCGCATGCAGGAGTGGACGACGAAGCTCGCGGACAAGCGCCAGCAAATGGAAGCTCTGCGCGATAGCGCCGAGCGGGCGAACGACCGCGGGATGCAGCAGTACGCGACGCAGATGTCTGCGCAGATGGATCAGCTCGACCGCCTGCACGACGCCGCCGAACGCTCGAGCGACCGGAACTTGCAGCGGGAGACCGAGAACCTGCAGGCGCGCATGTTCGACCTCGACCAGCAGTACCAGCTGGCGAAGCAACGCAACGACCACGAGCAGGAAGCCAAGGTACAGGCGAGCATGGAAGAGAACCAGCTCGCTATGGCCGAGCTCGAGGCGATGTTCGGCGTGCAGGATGTCGACGTGCTGCGCGAGATGATGAGAACTGGCTGGAAGCCCCAGGCGTACGGCGCCGACCAGCAGGTGCCGCAACTGACGCCGCAAGAGCTCGAGGACCTCAAGATCCGCAACGCCTACAACTCAGCGTTCACGACAGGGCTCGTCGGCGCGCACATCGGGGGATGACATGGCGATCGATAGACGGCAGCGACTCTACGCGATGATGGATGCCTACGGGAAGGCGAGGGGAAAACAAGTCAAAGACTACGAGAGAGAGATGGACAAGCAGAAGTACGAGCAGGACACGAAGTGGGGGAACAGCGCGGCGACGGGCGCTGGGATCGGTGGCATGTTTGGCCCATGGGGCGCCCTCGCTGGCGGCATCATCGGATCTGGCGTCGGTACGGTAAAGGCCTTCCAGGCGGCACGCGCCAAAGGCAAGGGGTTCAACGAGTCGTTGTGGGAGGGCATCAATCCCATCAACGGAATCCCCGACATGGACCTCGCTGCAGGCGCAGGACAGAGCATTGGGAAGGGAATACAAGAGAAGCAGTGGAATGATTACCGGAAGCAACAGTTGCAGCAGCAACAGCAGCAGCAGCGGCTTCCGGCCGAGCAGCACTACAGTTCTGGAGCAAGCACGATGATGCCGAGCGCCGGTTACTCGGACTCGTCATCATTCGTCGGCCCAACCCAGGAGAAGAGCCCATGGGCCGCTGACGCTGGTTACTCAAGCGGGTCTCAGTGGGTCGGCCCGACATCGTACTCGACGGCGCCGATCCCGGAACGTGCGAGTCGCGTAGGCAATGATTGGCTTCTGCAGCCGGCTAGCCGGCGCAGGGGGTAACCATGAGCATCGAAGGCACGCTGTTCTACAAGCGCATGCAGCAGAAGCAGCAGGCGATGGACCGGGAGCGAGAGCAACAGCGGGCTGCGATCGGGATCGCTCTTCAAGGGCAGAACGAGATGGCTGACTACGAAGAGCTGCAGAAGCAGCGCGAGCGCGAGCTCGCGAAGCAACTGGGTGCTTCGTACGAGGCAGCCGACAAAGAGCAGCCTGACATCCAGTACCGGGGTCCTGATGCGCAGCTCTATCAGGGGATCGGGCGTGCATCCGCTTCTGGCGAACGCATCAAAGGATATCGTGAGCAGGGGCACGATGAGAAGTTGCGCCGCATGCAGGAGACGGGTGCTACAGAGAGGTCGCGCGAGGACAACGCGGCCGCGATGGAGCGGCTCAGGGAGGAGCTCGCGTCACGGGAGCGCGTCGCGAAAGTTGAGGCCGACACCGCGGCCGGTGCAGCCAGGGCGCGGGCTGGTGCGGGTGATGATCCCGTGGCGACGGCCAGCAAGCTGTTTGCGCGCGCGACCGCGTATCGCGCCACTGGCAACCGCAATCTCTCAGAAAGCACGTACTCGAACAAAGAAGAAAACGAGGCACTTGCGCAGGACAACTTCTCTCGAGCTGACGAACTCGAACAGGCGGCTCGGTACATGATGAGGAGCGCCGGCCTGAGTCCCGATCAGATGCGCGCCGCGACGGAGCGGGGCTCACCGCAACCTACGGCCGATGAGTCGATTCCCGTGGCGCTCGCGAGACCACCGGAATCAGGGTCGCCCGGACCGACGATGCAATCGGACATCGAGGATATCGCGAGGGAACTCGAGAAGGGCGGTCCGGGCGCACCAGCGGAGTCTCCTGTGATGGAGCAACCGCAGGGCCCAGACGGTCCTGGTGGCTCTGGACTGCTCGACATCATCCGGCAGCGTGCCCGCAGAGAAGAGCAGGACTACAGCTACGCGCCATATGGCGAGGGTCGGTAGCCCATGGCACAGTCGCTCGAAGCCGAGTGGGATCCAGATGTCTCGACGGAAGAGAGTCTGGGCAAGACCATGCGCGGCTGGAGGCGCTCGCAGCGGGAGTACCGCGGAGCGCTGAAGAGCGCCCTGCCTGATCCACCGAAGTATCTCGACGCGGCGAAAGAGGCCTACAAGCTCGCGTCCGAGCGCCTCGCGGGCCAACCACCAGAGGTAATCAAGGCCGCGGCACTCGAAGTCGCCAAGCGCCATGTGGCGCGCCAGAACCGCGAGAGCTGGTCGAAGAAGGAAGCGATTGGAGAGGCGATCCAGCAAGGGGCCGCTGCGCTCCCGGAGACGGTCGAGTACACCGAGAGCCAGCAACTCGCACAGCGCCTCGGCCTACCCTGGAAGCGAACGAACTTGCAGGCGCAGCACGAGCTCATGCGCGAGCAGTCTGACCCGCAGGAGGCCCTCAGGGTGCAGCTCGACCGGCTGACGCCAGAGGAGCGTGCAAGAGTACAGCAGATCCAGAACGAGGAGATCGTCGGCGCTCCACGCGAGAAGCTCGGCACCATCGCCAACATCTTCCAGCGCATGGCATTCATCCCCGGCGGGTTCGCCGGAATGGCGGCCGAGGAGACCAGGCAGGCTGGAGACCTGCGGCCGGCTCCGGGCGAGAAGACCTCGAGCCTCATCCCGGTCTCCAAGCTCAACCAGCCAGGGCTCGAAGACGACTGGGAGAAGCTGAAGGCATTCGGGCGCGGGGCGCTGCAGACAATCGTCGACCCGAACGCCGCCCCGCGGATCTCTGAGGAGTTCGAGAAACGCGCCGCGAGGGTGCGGCAGCAGACGTTTCAGGAGGCATCGCAGCAGCTTGGCCGGCCCATCACAGACGAGGCCGTTCAGAAGCTCGGCGAGGAACTCTACCAGCGCCGCCTCGAGGGCGAGCGCAACCCACTCGCGCGGTTCGCGGTCGAGCATCCGGTGGCGACAGGCTTCGCGGCGGAGTTTCTCGACCCGGTCGGCAACGTGGTCGCAGAGAAGGCGATGGGCCCAGTGTTGCGCGGCGCCGGCCAACTCATCGGCAAAGCCACCGAGAAGGCAGTGGAGACCCCTCTCGGGCAGGAACTCGCAAAGACCTCGACGGGTCGCCTCATCTCGAACCTGAAGGCTGGCTTCACGCACATGCCAGAGGCGAGCGAGATCGAGCGTGGTTTGCAGAAGGCGAACAAGGCCGAGCTCGGCAAGGCCGTCGGCGAGCAGTTGCGAGCCAGCGACGATTTCGCTCTGCACAAGGCGCGTGAGTTCCAGGAGCAGTTCGCGACGAAGGTGGGGGAACTCGAGAAGGAGATTGCGAAGCAGGGCATCGATAAAGAGGCCTTCTTTCGGCTGCTCACGGTCAAGGGTGTGACCCGTGGGCAACTCGCCACTCTGCCGCCGAAGTACCAGCGAGCCATCGAGCTGAACAACGAGCTCGCGGACCTGAAGCAGGGGTATGACGAACTCACTGGACTCTCGCGCGAGTGGCGGTCGATGCCGCAGCGGCGCTTTAAGATAAAGGGGCAACCGACGACGGAGTTGCCCAGTGGAACAGAGCGAAAGTTCACTTTGCCGCCGAAGCGCGAGGTGCTGGCAGAGAGAGCCAGGCGCGACGTCTATGTACCGACCGGAATGAAGCTCGAGCAGGAGGCCGGATCGATCTTCCCGACGGAACTCGGTGGCTTCACCAGTCAGACGAGTTCAACGACGCGTGCGCGCAAGACCCACGGCGCGAACTCCGTCCCGGACGTGATCGAGCAATGGCGACACTGGGCGAAAAGCGATCTCCAGAAGGCTCACGCATCACTACAGATGCGACTCACGCATGAGGTCCTCGAGCGCAACAACGTCGCCACCCGCGTGCGAATCAAGGGCGACATGCCGGTCGACGCCCGAGAGAAGCTAGAGCTCACGGCGAAGGCCATGGGCAACATGTTCGGGCAGAAGTTCGTGGTCGCGCCGGTCAAGGGTATAGAGGACTACGTGCACGGAGCGCCGTCGCAGGTGACCAAGGGGCAGGGCGTCGGCGACATCCTGACACGACTGTCGGGTAAGGGAGTCGGCAAGGCCCGTCGGCTCGACGAGGTGATTATCGCGCCCGAGAGCGCGGTCAAGATGTGGGAAGCGACGCGCCCATTCATCGAAGCATCTGCAAAAAAAGGCGGCTCGATCGAAGAGGTGCTCGACGGCGTCAACCGCGTCATCTCGCCGTACATGCGCGTGTGGCGCGCAGCGAATACGTACATTCGGGCGCCGGCGTTCGTCGCGCGCAACGTGATCACGTCGGCCGGCTTTTCACATCTCGCCCTTGGGAACGAGGCGGCGAACCCGTGGCTACACGGAGCCGCCCTGGCGTCTGCATACGTGGTCGCCGACTCCGGGCCGCAGGCGCTGGGCCGCCTAGGCAAGGCGGTAAATCAGTACGGCGTGAAGATCGAAGACGCTGTACGCGCCGCCCTGGACCACGGACTGCTCTCGCAGGCAGGAGCTGCTGTCGGCGGTGCCGTCGGCCCTGCGGGCTGGGCGGACAAGGCCGCCGGGGCCATCGAGAAGTTCGCCGACGCGCGCTACATCGAGCAGGCGGCCGGCAAGCTCGGTCTGCGGCCCGTCGGAGCCGGGGTGCGTCGCGTCGTGAGCCCCTCGCTGCACGCGAAGGCGAGCGAGAACTACCAGCGGCTCGTCCCGTTTCTGGGCTTCATCCGCGGGACATCGCCAGCCGAGATTGCTCGCGCGGTCGAATTCACTTCGAAGTTCGCGGGAAACTACAACCGCCTCGGCAAGTTCGAGCGCGGCATCGTGAACAACACGGTCGGCTTCTACGGGTGGAACCGCTGGGTGTTCCCCCACGTGGTGAAGCAGCTCGTGGAGCACCCCGAGCGCGTGCGCAAATGGGTGCAGGCGCGCGGCGGGCTCGAGCAGTACCTGAGCACACGGGCATGGACCGACCTCGGTAAGCCGACGATGCCTGGGGCAATGGGCACTGACCCAAAGCACCAGCCGAAGCTCGGCTCCCACGAGTTCGCGATCTCGATGATGGACGACCCCGTGCAGGCGGGTCTCGCGATGGTCGATGTGATCAGGGCGGCGTACGGGAAGCGCGCAATCGATGACGACCGGCTGATCGAGATAGCGAGCCCGCTCACGCAGATGGTGGTCGAGATGCTGAGCGGCTACGACATGCAGACCGGCCAGGATCTTCCTGCGCTCGACTTCTCGAGTCTGCAGGGGTTCACGAGTTCGTCGATCGGCAAAGTGGTAGCCGCTCCCCTTCTGGGACCGGGCCGGCCACTCTGGGATTTGGCAGAGCTCTTCCATGCAGCCGGCCAGCCGCAGAAGGAGGCGTCCCTCAAGCTGCGCATGGCGGTCGGGCGGAATTGGCTCGGGCTCGACCACTACCTCTTCCCGTTGTTCGGGCGCGAGGGAATGAGCGTTGGTGGGCCGCTCGACTTCACGGAGAGTGGCGGCACGCCTGGACTGTGGATGTACCGCCACGCGCCGTACGAAGCAGGGGCACGGCGCAAAATGAAGGCGCTCGACCAGTGGGGCACGCGGGCCGGCCGCTACATGCGAGCTCCGGTGCCGGATAGATTCTATCGGGGAGCAGAGGACTTCTACAGCGAGACAGACGACCTCGACGACGAGAGCGAGGACACGGGGGAATAGATGAGCTGCGCGACAAAGCCGTATGTGCGCGAATACAAAGTCGTTCCGGCGGTGCTCGATATGAACGCGGAGGTCGCCGCCAACGGCGTCCCTGTGACGTCGGCCTGGTTCGATGTCACAGGCTACAACCAGATCGAAGTCGTGACAGAGGTCGACTGGACCGCAGCCACGCGCATGGACTTCTATCTCGAAGAGGAGAGGCCGAGCGGGCTCGCGAACAGTCGGCTGCAGACGAGCGTCATCGCCACAGGCGTCGAGACGTTGAGCGACCACGAGGTTCGCAAGGCGGTGTCAGCCGACAAGGTATACAGCTACATCCGCAGCATCAGCTACACGGGCCGGATGCGCATCGTCTACACGTCCGTCGGGGGGACGACGGACACCGTGACCTGTACTATCTATCTGCGCGTGAGCGAGTAGCTCGCCAAGGGGGGACACATGAAGAGGCTCGCCACGCTGCCGCTCGTTCTGACGGTGGCCGCCATCACCATTCTCGCTGGCGTCATCGCCGCAAACGCCGTTGACCTTCCCGAGGAGTTCCCGTTCCTCTCGTCCGGCGGCGGGACCGTCACTGGCGCCATCACCGTCACGGGTGCCGGCACGACAGACTGCGTCATTTTCGACGACAACGGCGCCCAGGGCTGCGTCAGAACCGCCGACGAAGCACCAAATGCCGTCTACGTCACCGGCCAAACGGCGTGGCCAGGCGCGACCGTCAATACCACCGGTTCAAATCTCATTCTCGGCGCCGGTCAAGGTCGCACGGCTATCACGGCTTTCACATTTGCCAACTGTGCAACAGATACCGTGACTCTGACGGTTGACGGGACTGCGACGGTTTCGACTGAAGGAACACACTGGACCGCAGCGACGAGTGATGCAGCCACCTGCTCGTCGCTGCTCACCCGCCTCAAGACCATTACCGGCGTGTCGTCGACCAGCTCGTGCAGCGGCGAGGAACTCCGCCTCATCAAATCACCGAACGTCGGGAGCATTTCTCTCGCTGCGAGCGATGCCACCTGCGCGGTCGTTACGAATGGCACGGACGGTGGGGTGCGTGCCGTTCCGTACATCACGAGCGATGCCGCAGACCCGGCCGATGCCGGCTACATTCGTATGGGCACTGGCGAGTTGATCGCTATGGAAGCATCTACGCCGGGCACCGATCTCACTATCGGCGGTACATCGGCTGGTCTCGTAATTACCGCGCCCGCTACTGTGTTTACCGGCGTTCCTATGTACGACACGGGCGGGACTGGGACAGCGCGATTGTGGGCGGTTGGAGTCAATGAGAATCTGTCACCCACGATGCAAACGGTATGGGCGAGCGGGGCCAATCTCAGTTCGCCGGACGTCGGACTCGCAAGGCAAGCAGCGGGTGTGTTGCGTGTCTCTGACTCATCCACTGGACTCGGCGACCTCTGGCTGGACGACTTGATTGCCGGCACGACGGGCGGCACCATCGACCTCACGAGCGGGACTGACGGAGCGCTATCGTTCTGCAATGCGGCCAAGGGAACGTGTCGCACGTTTACCGTAGACTCGGACGGCATTCTATTCTCGTCCGGGTTTGCCGCGGCCAACGGCGTTTCGAGTAAGAGCGGGTCGACCTACAAGTGGATCGCGAATAACAGCAACGTACTCCATGCGTCGGACATCCCTATCGCATGGTCGTCAACGACCAGCGCGCAGGGTTCAGTCGATTCCGGCATCGCGCGTAACGCAGCCGGCGTTGTCCGCGTGACTAATGGGTCGACGGGCACAGGTACTCTCGTTGCCGGCACCACATCCACCAAAGACGCACGCACGACCTATGGCGGCGCGGCGACTGACCTCACCTGCTCAGGCGGTGGCTCAGCGACTCTCACCGCTACAAACCTCATCCCCGATGGAGCGTTCCTGCTCGGCGTCTCGACACGTATCACGACCGCATTGACCGGCTCGACCGGCTTCAGCGTGGGTGACGGGAGCGACGCTGACCTCTACGGCGTACAGGCTGCGGCCACGCAAGGTTCGACGACCAGCAACGCCGATGCCACAGCTACATGGGGCAACCCGCAGCTTTCGGCTGTTTCGCCTGTTTTGACTTTTTCTGGAGGCGCGTGCACAGCGGGGGCCATCCATGTAGTCGCGCACTTTATCAGCATCGCCGCTGCGACGAGCAACTAGGAGGACACCATGCCTACAGTCCTCGGCGACAACCTGATTATGCCTAAGACCTCAGGCAAAGGGATTCAGGTCGACCAGACATCTCCTACGTTCGGCTGGCATGACATCATCGGTCACGTCTCGCCCAAGGCGTCTGGAGCTGGGTCTCCTACGCGGAGCACATATCGTGGCAACATCGCTGACTTCAGCTTCGCTTTGAACGATGTGGTCGACTTCACGTTTCATATCCCACACGACTACGTTCCATCGTCTGATTTGTACTATCATATCCATTGGTCGCATACAGGAACAAACATCAGCGGCAACGTTGTGTTCACTACCTACATCACCTACGCGAAAGGTCACAACCAGGCCAACTTCCCCGTCGAGATCTCACCAACTATCACATACAACACGACAGACATCACTACGACACCGCAGTATCGTCATCGCATAGACGAGATACAGCTCAGCGCTACATCTCCGTCAGCCACGCAGCTCGATAGCGATGACATCGAGGTTGATGGCCTCATCATCATGACACTGAAGGTCACGACACTCCCGACTATCACCGGCGGGAACCTGTTCATACACTTCACCGATCTGCATTACCAAAGCACAAATATAGCGACGAAGCAGAAGGCACCGAACTTCTACACGTGAGGATGACATGAAAACGATTCGATGGTTCGGAGCCTTGGGGCTCGCTCTCGTGACTGCTGTCGGCGTGGCTGTGCTCACGTCTGACGCTCAGGCTCAGTACGTCCGTCTCTTCCCTGGAAACGCTCGGCTCATGACCGCAGCCGAGGCTGCTCGCGTCTTGCAGGCGATCAACGCCTGCTGGGCACATCCGAACGGGACGGTTCGGATCGTACGGCTCTACCGTGGGGAGGGAGCCGACGCCGGCAACCTCTTCGCTGACATCACAGGCGAAGGAAAACACACACGCGAAGAAGCTCGTGCTCTCTTGCGCGCTGGTGAGCATCTCCCACCCGGCCTGGCCAAGTCCATCGCCCCTGTCGAACGGTGTCAGATCACAGGCACTCCACGCCAGCGTGCGGTCGAGGACATCGCTCAGGCTCTCTGGCCGTACTCGTTCGACACCTGGCGCTCTAGCTCGTTCGTCTATTCACCTAGCGCGAAGACGTTGACCTGCATCGACACGCGCGGCGCCATCGGCCTCAGCGAAGACGCCGTGCTCAGCGCACTCGAGAACGGCGAAGACATCCAGCTCGTCGGTCAGGTGCAGCCGTGACGGTTGAACTCTCCCCGGCCGCAGCTGCGCTGCTCGCCGCCGTGCTCTCGGCGGGCAGCGCTGTCGGTGTCGCCTGGCTGAACTCTCGATGGTCGGTGAAGCGCCAGATGCTCGAGCTCGCGGCGGCGGAGAAGCGGCGACGCGCCGAGCGGGCGGAGCTCGACGAGCAGAAGCGCCGAGAGCGGGCCGAGGTCGACGCGCGGCACGAGGGCATGGTGATGGCGCGGTTCGACGAGGTCCTTCGTCGCCAGGAAGTGCACGACGGTCGG